TTCCTGGCGGCTATATAAACGCCGCTGGGGAGGTCATCAGAACTGCAGAGATACGTGAACTCACAGGTAAAGATGAAGAAATTATTTCTAAAACCAATAACTTAGGTAAAGCAATCTTAACTATTTTACAACTGGGAACAGTAAAGATTGGCAATGAGCCAGCAACCGACAAGATACTTGATGACCTACTGGTTGGCGACAGAGATGCAATTCTACTTGGCATTATTAAAGCCACCTTTGGAAATACTGCAAAACTTCCAATCTTTTCAGATGGCGAACAGAAGTTTGTTGAGATTGATCTCAACACAGATATTAAGACTAAGGTTCTTGCAGACCCTATAAATGAACGCATGTTTACTGTAAAAGGTAAGTCCGTTGAGTACACAGTAAAATTGCCTAATGGAGTTGTTCAAAGAGAGATGATTAACAATGCAGATAAAACTTCTGCCGAATTAAGCACTCTTGTTCTTGAAAACACCATAGTACGTATAGGAGAGAACCCTGTATACAGCAAGGCGCAAGTGCAAGCACTTAGCGTTGTTGATCGTAGAACGATTATTGAAGAGATAAACAAACGAGCCCCTGGGCCACAGTTTGAAGACATAGTTGTTACAGACCCCGATACAGGAAGTGAGGTAACGGTTCCTATTAATTTAGGATCCTTATTTCAATTCTAATGTGATTAGTTACGCCAGATTATTCTCTGAATGGTCTGCGTTATCTGAGTACAACGATGGATGGTCTTTATCTGAGATAAAAGGTTTATCTCAGAGAGAGAGAAGCAACTGGTTAGAGGTTGCAAGAGTGCGATATGAAAGGATGAGTAATGGCTAAAGATCCCGTATCGCAACTTTCTAATGTAAATGCTGGTCTAGGTAATACTGTAAAAAATTTAGGTTTTATAGAATCTGCATTAAAAAGAATAGGTGGCATTGCCACAAAATCTTTAGACTCAGTAACTCGCATAATGATGCCAAGTGTTGGCATGGGTCCTGGAATGGGACTTGGAACTGCCAACGCTCAATTTAGCAATGGCGCAGGTGGTACACCTGCAGGTAGCGCAACTAATGCAATGCCTTGGATTTATTCAAAGCCAGGTGCTGCAGGAGTAGCGGGAGTTCAATTTGGTCTAGGTGTTGCTAGCGGTATGTATGGCGCAATGCCAGATCTTGGCATGACTATCTCTCGTGCAAGTGGCTTCTACCAGAGTTCACTTCGTACTGGTGGCGGAATGAATCGTGCAGGAGTTGCCGCCGCAACATTTAGTGCATTAGGTGGCGGCATTACTGGCTTAGGAGAAGATGCCGCAGCGGCTGGAATGCTCTCTCAAGGTTATAATTTTATGCCAGGAACATCATCATTTAACAGGATGATGCAAGAGGTCGGCGGTGCTGCTCGTTACTTTGGAATGCCAAACGCTACAGCGGCTCAGGCTATTGGTGGTTTACACACAGGTCGAATGGGAGCGCAACTTTATCAATTTGGTATAAACACAACTGATCCAAATACAGGACAGCCTGTTTCTACAGAACAAGTTGCTCGTCAACTTTATGGTCGAATGACGATGGGTGGAAGAATAAACCCATCTGCAGAACAGATGGCAACAAACTTACGAGCAGGTTTTGGTTCTGCAGACATGCAGATGTTCTCTGCAGAACAACGAGCATTATTAGAGCCAATGCTTATAAATATGGCTGGTGGAAAACCTTTAGGAGATTTAGCAAACTTGCCATTTAATCCTGACAACCCACAAAATGCACAGATGAAACTTGCTACATCTATGTCATCATTAATGGAACGTGGCACAGAGCCAATGATTGCTGGCTTTGAATCAGCAGCAAATGCTGCGGCTGCATTAAATACACAATTAGAAAAACTGCCTGACGGATTCTTTAAAGCAAAAGGATTTGTGCAAGGACTTTCAAATACAAACGCAGCCTCAGCAATTAGCGGTGTAGTTGGAGGAGTTGCTGGAGCAGCAGGTACCTTGTTAGTAGCAAAGGGTGTTAGAAGTATGTTGGGAGGAGCAGCCGCTAAAGCGGGTGCTGCTGCACTTGCGGGAGGTGCTGCGGCTACAACTGTTGCAGGCGGTGCTACTACCGCTGTGGCTGGTGCCACTGCTGCAAAATTTGGAATAAGGGCCGCATTAAGAATGGTGCCGTATGTTGGAACGGCATTGCTTGCTTATGAGGGATTAAAATTTTTAGGAAACAGCGTGTTTGGAACTCCCGCTAATGCTGCACAAGTATCGCAAACAGGAACACAGATGACTTCTGGAATGGATCCTGAGTTATCGCAAACTTTACAAAATGCTGGGTTTAGAGGCGACGCATTAACAACTGCATACGGAGTTGTAAAGGCTGAATCAGGTGGAAGAGCAAATGCTTACAATCCAACTGGTATGGATGACTCTTATGGTTTATTCCAAATTAATATGGAAAATAATGATCCAAGAAATCCTGGTATGGGAAATAGACGTAATGCTGATTACTTAAAAAAATATGCATCTATTGGTTACACAGGACCAGAAAGTCTTAAAGACCCATATATTAATTCACGAATTGCGTACGACATTTCTAAAGGTGGTACAAACTTTAAACCATGGACTACATATACTAGCGGCAAATATTTACAGCATACTAGTGGAGTTACTTCTGCCAATGTTGGTAATAAAACAGTAAACATAAATGTTAGTTTAGCAAATGCGTCAACAGCAGAGGCTAACCGATTGGCTAAACAAGTAAAAGAAATTTTGTTAAATGATAAAGATCTTCAAGAAGTGGGAGGTAAATAATGCCTGGAGAAAATAGTAATCCATACAGATACACAAAAACTGTTGATCAAATTATTGAAGAACGGAATGATGCTAAAAGAAATGCTGAGAATGCACGTATTAAGGCTGCGGCTGATAAACAAGCGGCTGAAAGTAAAGCAAAAAAATCAAAACAAATATCTTCTGTTTCAAAAGAATTAACAAGTATTAGAAGTTTTCAAATTGCTTTAGAGAAAGAAATTACCGTAGGGGAAGCAACCCTTAAAGCAGCCGTTGGTAATCCTGCAATTGATGCCGCTATTTTAGCCCTCAATGAGTTGCGACAAAGACGTGCTAACTTAAAGACTAGAGAAACAAATGCTGTCAATCAATTAAAGACTCTTGTTGATCAAGTTGATCAAACAAGAACTGCTGGAATTAATATCTCTATTACAACATCAGGATTTAAAAAAGAAGATGCAAAGAAAAAAGGTGGAAAAGTAAAGCCTGCCGAAGGTGATGAAGCCCCCAAACCACCAGCACAACAAGTCTTTACTGGATATAAATACAATGCTCCAATGGTTAGGTCAGAGTACTTTACTGATAGATCACCGCAAACAACGACAACTGTGCGTGGAGTTTCTGGTGCTGGAAATTTTTCTGATGCTAGAGATATGTTTTCAGGCACGGGGGTTGCAAAAGGCACTATGCAAATGCCGTTTGATCTTACAAAGAGTGCGGCATGGAAAAATAAAACAGGAATATATAAAGAAGATCCAACAATGTATGGCTTTAAATTTTTATACAATCCAACTGAAGTAAGTATGGGTTGGGGAATGTTAGAAACCGTAGACCCAAACGTTATAAGAAGTGGTGCGGCGGGAGGACTAGCCCCTGTTACTGGTGTTGGTTTATCTACAATTGATTTTACTTTATTGTTAAACAGAATTAGTGACATGAATTTTTTAGATGAAAGCGGATTAACACCAGGAGAAAACAATCCCTATCCAGGTTTTGATGACAAAAGTAGAGTAGAAGATTTAAAAACAATTTATAAAAAAGGAACTATGTATGACCTTGAGTATCTGTTTAAAGTGTTAAATGGACCAAGTGCTACTCATCAAACTATTTTAAATGGACAGAGTGCCGACTGGGGTTTCTTAATTGGAACTCAAGTAGAGTTATTTCTTGGAGACGGCTTACGGTATTTAGTTAGGGTAAACGGCATAAATGTTAACCACACAATTTTTAACGATCGAATGGTTCCTGTTCTTTCACAAGTATCTATTTCATGTGGAAGATACAACGATGTTGGATTACCTGCTAGTGATGCTAGGAGTCAAGAATGATTTTTTTAGATAGTAGATATGTTGATGGAACTTTATTTAAGGCTTGGCACGCTGGTAAACAGGAATACCATTTAACAGTATTTAGAAATTATCCAACAACTCTACTTGGTTACTTTATCTATGAGTGGGTTGAAACTGACCGCCTAGATTTATTGGCTAAAAAATTTTTAGGAAACTCTTCTTTGTGGTGGAAAATACTTGATATAAATCCAGAAATTTTAAACCCTCAAGACATCTCTGCTGGTACTCAACTTAGGATTCCAAATGCGTAATACGGGAACTCAAAGCAGACTTAGTAGTTATTACAGTGTGTCGTATCCCGACTTTCCATCTATTGAGATACAACCAACCGAAGTTGTATTGCATCAAGAGATGGGTAAGCACGACATCCTTGAATTACGATACACCCTCTTAACTCCCTTTATTCTTAAAGCATTAAAGACTGGAACTCCAGTTCAACTTACTTGGAAAAATGATAAAGTGTCTGGAAACTTCTTTGGTTATACCACTGTTGTATCTTTGCCAATTAAATATCAAGATTATCAAGAAACTAAAATTCAATGTGTAGGAACTTCTTATCCTTTAAAAGAATCAAGTTTTAAAATTTGGACTAATAAAACGGCTTCTCAAATAGCCATTGAACTTGCTAAAAAAGCAAAACTAAAGCCAATGGTTACTCCACATAAGACAATCTTTACTCAACAATCTTTATCTGGAAAATCTTATTGGGAAAAATTAAACGAACTTGCAGAAACAATTGGTTATGGAATGCAGGTCTCTGGTACTGAACTACACTTTCATCCAATCGATAAAATGATTAATCAATTTATGACAACAATTCCCGTTCTATATTCAGATAACTCTTTTGTTTCCCCATTTAATAACTTTAATGCGCCAACATTAGATGCCTTTGAGGCTCGTATTGGAGATTACCTTGAGACCTCTGGTGAACCAAATAGGAGTACGAACATAGTAACTGGCGTTGATCCTGTAACTGGAAAGGTATATTCATCAACAACTTCTCCAAACAAAGTTGGAAAATCAATACGAACAAATACTAAAGATCCTTTATTTTTAAAAAATAGAACAGGCATTGTAGTAAATAGCAGCGCTATGGCTAAGTCATTATCTGAAGCAGCCTCTCATTTAGGAAGGTTATCTATCCCAGGAAAAGGCAAAGCGCAAGGCGATCCAAGAATTGCTCCTTGGAGAACTGTTGAAATTCAAGGAACCCAGGGTGGAGGAGATGGCTTCTGGATTATAAAGAAAGCAATTCATTCTCTTTATATTTCTGGAGAGTATGGGGTGGAGTTTGAGTGTCGTACAGATGGTGTGGGGGGTAATAAGCCAAGTGCTTTTAGACCATCCTCTGCTGGCACTGTTCCATACAGAAATATACAAAATGATATGATAGGTAATTCAAAAAATAAACCAAGTGTGACTACGTTGAACTCTAGTAAGACACTAGTTTCGCAAGGCTCATCGGGATATAAAACAACCCCTAGAAATTGGAGAGGTAACTAATGGCTCAGAAAGCAATTGCACTTCCCTTCTCTATTGATTCTTATGGAAAGGTAAGTTCAACCCAATCTCAATCTAAAATATGGTCTGATCGAGTTAAGTCTGTTTTAGCCACCTCTTTGAGAGAACGAGTAATGCGACCAAATTTTGGAACTTTAATTCCTTACACTTTGTTTAATTCAGAAACTGAAGCAACTGCTCAAATTCAATCAGAGGTTGAAAAAGCCTTTGCTCAACAGTTAGACTTACTGACTCTTCAACAAACAAATGTAACAAGTGACATTTATACAAGTACTTTAACCGTTGAAGTTATTTACGGGTTACCAAACGATGAGGTTACTAGCACACTCATTGGCTTGGTCTTCTCTCAAGGTGCTAACCCAATCTACGAGGAGTTACTATGACCGTTGCGCCCGCATCGAATATCCCTATTTCAATTGATTACACAGGAAGAGATTACTACTCACTTCGTGAAGAATTAATTGCCAGAATTCAAGATCGTATACCTGAATGGAATGCTTCTGACCCAGCAGATTTTGGTGTTGCCCTAGTAGAAGCCTTTGCATATATGGGAGACTTAGTCTCTTATTATATTGATCGAGTTGCTAATGAATCATATATTAGAACCGCAACACAAAGAGAAAGTTTATTAAACATTGCTTTAACTTATGGCTACACTCCAGCGGGCTATAGAAATGCAACAGTAGATTTAGTCTTCACTAACTCATCTGATGCTGAAGTAACTATACCTGCAGGAACGGTTGTGAGTGGTCAAGTAATTATTGATGACACTGTTGAAACAGTATATTTTACAACTGTTGCTGAGGCTGTAGTAGATGCAATTGTTGGAGAAAATCCTGGAGAGTATACAGTCAGTGCTTCTGAAGGACGATCCGTAACATTAGTTGCTGATGACACCACTGCATACGGAGAGTTAGTTGGAACCTCTACTGGAACTCCAGCAATGCGGTTTGTTCTTGGAGAGTCACCTGTAGTTGATGGTTCTGTAGAGGTATATGTTCAAGATGGAGATTTATTTTCTAAGTGGACGCAAGTTGAACATCTAATTGATTACTCAACTAATGACTTAGTTTATTCTTTGTTTATTGATGAAAACAATCTTGTTTACGTAACCTTTGGTGACGGTGTTTCAGGTGTAATTCCAACCAATGCTTCTGAAATTAGAGCGCTGTACACTGTTGGTGGTGGTGCTATTGGTAACATTGAGCCAGCGACTATAGATACAATTGAATATCTTCCTGGGTTATCAGAAGGCCAAACAACTGCAGTGCAAGGCGTTATAACAGTAACAAATGAAATTACCGCCCTTGGTGGTTCTAATCCTGAAACTAATGATCAAATCAGAGCATCAGCACCAGCCTCTCTTCGTTCTGGTAATAGAGCGGTAACATTAAAAGACTTCTCAGATCTTGCATTATCCGTTAGCGGTATTGGTAAAGCCAATGCAACCGCTGCAGTCTGGACTTCGGTCACACTCTATATAGCACCAAGTAGGTCTGCAATTGATACAGATATTGCTCCTGGCTTAGATGACAACGATGACCCGACCGCAGAGTTTGAAAGAATACAAGAAGATGTAGAAGAGTTTTTAACTGACAAGGTACTGATAGGGACAACAGTTACAGTTCAACCTCCTACTTATACCGATTTAATTTGTACTCTTGCTTATACAAAGACTGATCAATATACAACTGCAGAGGTAGAAGAGAATATTAAAATCGCTATCTTAACTGGCTTTGGTTATGTAAATGCAACTTTTGCAGAAACTATTTATCCACGAGACGTTGAGTTTATGGTGCTACAAGCACCTGGTGTAAAGACTGTAAATGTTACGGCTTTGCATTTAGCGGCTGGTTCTGGAGCCAATACTATGGTAGGAACTGCTGGTCAAATCTGGCGTTTTCAAGAAGCAAACCTAAATATTGCCGCCATCTAATGAGTAACTTGTCTGGAATATATAGGGGTATTGTAAAAAACAATACTGATCCCAAAAAACAAAACCGTTTAAAGATATCTATTCCTCAGTTAATTGGAACTCAAATTACTGATTGGGTAGATGCAGCCGAACCTGCTGGAATACGAACAGACCTCCCAGCAGTAGGTCAAGGTATTTGGGTTTCATTTATTGGTGGAAACATAAACTATCCAGTATGGCTTGGTGCGTTTGGTAAAAATAAAGGTAAGAATAAAAAGATCTTTATTAAACCCTTAGCAAATACAACCTCTCTAACAGGATTGTCGGCACATGTAATAACTGCTAAAAAGTCTGATGGAACTACAGAAGTAGACTTGACCGCTACCTTTATGGCTTTAGCAAATAAGGTAAAGAGTTTAGAGACACGTATGACAACGGCAGAAGGAAAGATAACCACCTTGGAAGGAAAGGTCTCTACCTTAGAGTCACAGATGACAGGAAAAGCCGCTACAGGACATACCCATTAATAGTTAAGACAGTAAATAAGGGGCAAACAAGAGAAAATAGACCGTTAGGTCTGAGAGGAAGTTAAGTGACAGCATCATATCCCGCATCGGTAAAGTCCTTTACAACAAAGGTTGATTTTAGCGACACCGTTCTTGCCGAGCACGTAAATAGTCTTCAAGAAGAAGTTAACTCTTTACAAACAAACCTTGGAACCCTTATTAAGACAGGTTCAGGTTGGGTTGGAGATTTTGATCTTGTAACTACATCTTGGGATACACTTAAAGATCGTTTGGCTAATATTGAATATGGTATAAAAGACATTTACGACGAGTATGTTTCTGACGTCGGTGGTTCAGTAATTGTCTCATCTGCTATTGGAGTAAAGAGCCTCGTTGTAAGAGCCAGGACTAGTCAGACTGCAAACCTAGTTGAATTTCAAACTTCAGCATCTGCAGTTGTAACTAAGGTTCTTCCAGACGGAACCATACAAACACGGGGCAAAGAATTAGTACCAGTTATTTACGCAGCAACTCAACCAACTGGATCAGATTTTGCCGCTGGAACTATATGGGTTGATGCATCTACTGACGTAGATGCAACAGTTATTACAACTGGTGGATCACTAAATGACACCCTTATGTTAATGGGAGGCTGATATGGCAAAGGCTTCGTATATTTGGACTGGAGGTGCGTGGCTTCCTATTGCTTCGGCGTTTCCTACAGCACATCAAAGATTTATAAGTAGCAGTGCTGCAACAACCTACACCCTCGGTGTAAACGATATTAGTAAAGCATTAGTGTTTACTAGCGGTAGCAGTATAACTTTAACAATACCACCAGAATCAACTTATCCCTTTGTTGATGGACAAACTTTTATTGTAATTCAAAAAGGAAGTGGTGTGATAACGGTGGCTGCGGGTAGTGGTGTTACACTTAGATCAAAATCTAGTTATGTTAATACTGCTGGTCAGTATTCTGAGGTTAGATTAATAAAAATTGGAACAAATGAATGGTTGTTATCTGGCGATTTGAGTTCGTAAAGGTGGTAACTTGTGGCTAGATACGGTATAAATTATTATGGTGCGTCTACTTATGGTGCGTTTGTTAAACTTGCTTTTTCTGTCGAGCCTATGTCTACATTGGTTTTGGACTTTACAAAAGTACTAGTTAAATGGCAAACCCCTCGTGGAGAATTTTCTAGAATCAGATTACTTAGAAGTCAAGTTGGGTTTCCAGAAACCGCAGAAGATGGCATCATTATTTTTGATGAGTTTGCTACAGAAGGAAATGTCTCCCGTGTAGAGTTTATTGATGGAGAAGACAACCCTTCGGATGTTCCATTAATTCCTGGAAGACAAACTTACTATCGAGTTTATTTATTTACTGATCAAAATGTTTGGAGAGTTGCGGGTTCTATTTCTGCAATTGTTCCGTCAAGCCACAACGTACAAACAACTTTTATGAACAGTCTTCCAAGAGTATTTACCAGCAGCGAACAGGGCTCTTTTGGCACAGTAGATACAACATCAGCCTTATACAATTTTGTAGAGGGATTAACATTTTCGCAAGAACAATTTTATACATTGCTTGACTTATTAAAACCAAGACACACAGGTATTGAAACTCCAATAGAACTATTGCCAATAGAGGTGGCAAGTCTTGGGTTAACACCAGAGGCTGGACTTCCTACAAAAAATAGAAAGAGACTTGTACGAGAAGCAAACTATCTGTATGCCCGTAAGGGAACAAAACTCGCATTAGAAACATACTCCGAATCATTAACTGGATTTGAACCAACTATTACTGTTTCTGAAAACCTACTACTTACAGTTCAAGACTCAACCTTCTACGGTGGAATTGGTAATTGGGTTGCAAGTAATGCCGTCTTAACATCTAGTACTGAACAGGTTCCTGACTCAAATACAAATCAAATAGATACAACAAAAACTGGAAAAATAGTTGCATCTAACTCTGGCAGCATGGTGTTGGGTGCTACAAACATAATTACAAAAGGTGTTCCAGTATTACCTAGCACTGGATATGTGGTTTCATGCAAATTAAAGTCTCCTGCAAGTGCAGGTAACATAACTTTATCAGTAAGATTTTATGACAAAAATGGAACAGCAACATCTGCAGCAAATACCGCTACCGCTGTTGCTGCTAATAATACTTGGAAGTCCGCAAGTAAAACTGCAACATCAGATGCTACTTCTTCATATGCAATTATAACTATTGCATATAGCGCTGCTGGTACTTACTATATAGACCAGGTCTGTATGCAAGAAG